GCAAACTCTATTGCCACCACTTGATGATCTATTTCATCGATCATATCATGTTTCATCCTAAACTGATATTCCTCATGTTTAGGCTTAATTTTCCTACCTTTTCGCAAAAGCTGTAAGAAAGCGCCTAGAACAGGAACCCAGTCATAAAAACCAAGTCCAACAGCCACTTCAGCACAATGTTCATCAATGGTTTTGCCATCAGGCAATGGTTTAATAGGAATAAATGTTTTGAGCAACAGTTTGCCCAACAAAGGCAAAGTTACCCTGTCACCCATCTCATTATATTTCATAAACCAACTAGAACAAAAGGACAAATCATCATAATCTGCCCTTTTCTCCAAGATGAAGTTTTTCTTTAACTCCAACAACCACTCGAAAGCATTCTTGTGCCCCATAGCCCTACACCATTTGTTGTAATCTTCTGCTGGAAAATAATCGCGTGTAAAAACCACATGATCATCACCACAGACCATTATAACTGAATCCTTAATTTTCATGTGATGGGCAAAACTGACCCACATCGACGCATTGATGAGAGAGTCGCCAAAACTGGTGTTTATTTTCCCAGAGGCAACTTTTCCTTTATGAGAGTATGCAAAGGTACTTGTCGTTCCGCGAGTACATTTTTGTGATCGCATCAACCCGAGATGCCACTCAGGGAAACAACCTTGCTGCTCGTAGAACCAATATTCTGCATCAATCATCTCTTCTTCACAATGTCCGTCAAATCGTGAATGATCACCTTGTGCAACGAAATACCCTTCTTTTTCGAAATGTGTAACTATTTCACCAACATCTCGAGGGTCCATTCCCGTCACAATTATAACAGGTTGCTGCAGCATTGTGGGTAAGTCAGGATACAAATGTTTGAGAACCTGTTTACTCCAATATTGATAAATAGGGCCACTTTCAGCCAAATACTCATCAGTCATGGATGTCACACATCTCATTTGAACATCGTCCCTCTCTTTACCACACATCGCTTCCACTTTACCGAAAGCTCTGCCTACGACACTGTCATACTCCACCTGTCTCCAGCACTTTTGCTTATTATTCCAGCCTTTCAGTATTCTCTCTCTATATTTCAAAGGTTTTGACGATAGGAACCATTCTAGTGCATCCAATTCTGAAATCATTGGAAAACTAGGAAGGTTCAATTTCTCGTTCAAAAGATAGAACGCTTTAAGACAAGCATCAGCATACTCCATTCTTATTGATTTTCTCAAAGAATGGTCTCCCATCAGCCAACGCGGGTCTGATTGATACAAAGGAGGAGTACACTGTCGTGTTGCTAGAAATGTGATCTCATTATGAGAACACTTGCCCCGGGGTATTGTCACGCCAATACTACCGATGCTTATACCTACCCGGTAAAAGGTGGGTTCACAAATGAAACAACCAATCTGTCTGATCGTCCCAAAAGGAACATGGACGTCAATGGCGTTACTACAGAAATCAAGAATGGGTGGTGCGGGTACAACCATAACTTCTTGTTTCAATAACACTCCGTCCACTACATCAGTGCCAAAACCACCAATGCATCCAGCCCAACAACTTTGAGCTGCTTTCTTAGGTCCTACTCTGAAAACATCAAGCAACGTATTACCAGTTCGACGTAATATGTTCCACATTGACATTGAATACTTACCACTAACGTAGTC